GAACCGCGCCCCCGTCTCTGTGACATGCTGGTCCTGCCAATAGACCGGCGCCTTCTGCCAGTTGGCAAGGTCGAAATGCGCCGCCTTGCGCAGCATGTTGAAGAGACCCTGAAGTTTCGAGCTGGCATCGTCGTGACTGGCGGCGAAGGCAGAGACCGTCAGCGCGTCGACGACCTCAGAGGCCATGCCCGACTCGGCGAGGATCTGGTCGGCCTCGAGCATGGCGCCCTTCAGGCCGTTATCCGACAGGCGGAAGCCGGACCCTGGGGCCAGGAAGTTGACGGTCGGGAACTCGCCGCCGGCGTCGACGATCTTCAGCGTCTTCGCCACGTCAGCCTCTCAGCACGTCGTAGAAGCGCTGCTTGAATGCCTGCGCTTCCATCCGGTCGTTGATGATCACGGTGCCGACAGAGGGGCCGCCGCCGCCTCCGCTGGCCTGCTGCTCCTTGGTGCGGATAGTGACATCCTCGCCGGAGCTGGCCCCGAACACGAATGAGTCGTTGGGGAAGCCGGATGGGACGACCCCCTGGAAGCCATGTTGCGCTGGCGTGTAGGTGCCGGTGTCCAGATTGTGCCAGTACCACTTCTTCTTATCCTGGTCATAGACCTTCACGATATTGCCACTGGGTTTTCCGGCCGCAAGCTCAGTAGGACTTGGAACGAAGCCAGGGCCCCAGTTCGTACTGAGGTCAATCCGCATCTCGGCCGTCATGCCATCGGCAATCTCCATGAGCTGCATAACCAACTTCAGCTGTTGTTCCGCCTGCTTAGCCGCCCTGTACTGGTTCATGAAGTCGGTGTAGGTCTTGGTGAGGCCGTTGTGCAGGTATTCCTCGGCTGCCGCCGTCAGGGCTGCCTGCGCGGTGTATTTCTCGAGGCCCTCAGTTGTGCCCCCGATCGCCGGGGGAAGAAGGTTGAGGTTGCGCTGGAGTTCCCGGGCGTAGTCGCCCGTGTAGTTCATCTGGTCGCGGCTGTCCCGCATGGCAGCACCGAAGACAAGTCCTCTCTGCAGGAAGGGCGCCCCAAGAGCCTCCTCAAAAGCGTCGGCAATCCGGGTGGCGAAGGAGATCACGTCGGTTGCCGCCGGGATGAAGGCCCCACCGACCACCACCTTGAACTCATCAACAGCATCGTTGAGTTCGTCCTGGGCGGCATACAGGTCTTTGGCCTTCTGCTCCATCTCCGCGGTAACAACCATCCCGTCCCGCAGGCCGTCCGCGTACCTGTTGAGCCCCGCCGATCCGAGTTCGAGGAGCTTTGCCATCTCCGGGCCAGCCTTGGCTCCGAAGTTCTTGGCGGCGAAAGTCATGCGCGCGACAGGGTCCTTGATGGCAAGGAACTGGTCCGCCAGCTTGCCCACATTCGCAATGGTCGGCTGGATTCCCGCGGCCGTCAGGAACCGGAAGCCGGTCGCGAGAGACGTGAGCTCTACGCGGGACGCCTCGGCGACCTCGTTCCAGCGGGAGGCCTCTTCAGTAGACACCTGTGCTCGGCGAGCCAGGTCGCCCATCGCCAGGGCGTATTGCTGGGCAGGCAGGACAAGGCCCTTGTAGGCCATCTCGGCACCCTTCGCCGCTGCAGCCACAGCCGCCAAGCCAATGCCAACGCCGGTCGCCGCCGCCCCCGCCGCCGACAGGGCAGAGGCCGGGATGCCTATGTCCGTGGCGAAACTCTTCGCCATGTACTGGAGTTCGGCCTTCGTCGTCTTCTTGGCGTCGTTGAGCCCAGACTTCAGCCCAGTCTGGTCGAGTGCCGTTTTTAGCGTGGCAATTCCAAGCGTGGCCATCAGTGCACTACCTGGGCTCCGATCGACTCGAAATACTCAGCTGCCCTAACCGGGTCATGCTCGATGATCTCCATCGTCTCCTCGGGGAGATAGGCGGCTTGTGCACGCTCGATCTCGCTCTGGACCGCCGACAGTACATCGCGGCTGTGGGGGGAGAGGGCCACGGTGAGCATCTGCGACGTTTCCTCCGCCCGGACCGCCCACAGGTGTTCCTCGAGCGGCGAGAACAGCCACTCGGGCATGGACGCCAGCCGCTCAGGATCCAGGTGATAGAAGCGGACCAGCCGGGCCAGCCAGAGGCCAGCTAGCCCGCGCCCGCTTCCCCCTGGCCGTCCTTGTCCGGCACCCGCCCGGGCGCGTTACGTTCCCGCCACCAGTTGAAGATCCTGGTCTTCTGGTCGAGGCCGAGCGTCTGCAAGACCTCGTTGGGCAGTTCGGGGAGAATCAACAGGATGGCCCGATCTACCGCCTTCCCCAAGGACATGAGGGTGCGCTCGTCATCCTGCTTCTTGACCAGCTTCCGCGAGGCGCGCAGGATCTCCCGCAGGATGGAATCGAGCTTCGCCAGCGCGAGTCCGTCCAGCTCCACCCGGGAGACGAAGGCGACCTTTGTCCCGTCCTCGAGCTCGAACTCGTCGCGCTCCGGCTTGAGATCCTGGAAACGCAAGACACTCTTCATGCCGTACCCTCCGATCGACTCGTCGAGCGCGGCCCGTCTAGCTTGTCTGCGCCTGTAACCATCCAAGTTCCAGGCCTGTGCCCTGCGTATCGTCGTGCAGGGCGCGGATGCTGATCTCCAGCCCAGGGCTCCCGTCCTTGGCGAAGGTCGGCTCCGGCTCGCCGCCAAGCACGCAGCGCGGGATGTAGTACTGAGCCGGGAAGGCCCCGTAGGGGCTGGCGGCTGAGCCCTTGAGCAGGATCGAGTACTCGGTGGGGACGAAGCCCTTGGACATTGGGATCGTCTTGACCGCAGGCGTTCCACCCGCCACAACCTTCGAGACATTGTTCAGCACGCGGGCATAGTGCTCAAGGGTCAGGCTCACCAGCTTGGCGGTGATCGTGACGTCCTCTTCCGCCCGGACGGACTTGACCGGACCGGAGTGCTCGTTGTCCCGGAAGAAGGTCAAGTCCCCGGAGTGCTTGATCTTCTGGTCGCCGTCGGTGAACCCGAACGTGACCCAGTTGCCCGCGGGCGTGGCGTTGACGACCGGCATGCCTTCGATCGCCGGGGCGATGTAGACCGCCAGAGTTCCCGTCAGCCGCTCAAACGGCTTGGTGTTGGCCATGTTGCTGCCTCCTTATGCCGTCGCCGGTTCGGCGACGGACGCTTCCAGGAACACCAGCAGCGTCTCGGCTGCCGTGTTCGGGTCGATGAACATGGATGGCTCGGAGGCCATCAGGACGGAGTACACGAGGGCCTGACCCTCGCTCGTCTCCACCAGTTCCCGCTCCACTAATCGGCTCCAAGCTAGGAGCGCCCGGTAGACCTGGCCCGCCTCGTAGAAGGAGCCGCCGTAGCAGCGGGCCTCCAAGCGCGGGTTCTGGACCTCGCAGTACAGGTCGGGCGCCCCGCCGTCCCAGCGCAGCGTCAGCGCCTTCGAGCCGATCCCCCATTCCTTCGCCCAGCGCAGGGCGATGCGGTCGACGACCTCAGCCTGAAGGCCGGGATCCAAGAGCGCCAGGGAGATCACCGCCTCGACCGGGTCGATCACTTCATCCTCGCCTTGGCCTTCCGCTCAAGGATCCTCGCGAATGAGTCCTTGATCCTGTCGAAAGGCCCAGTCAAGAAGTGATAGCCCTCGAACGAGCCGTGCCCCTGATGCACCGCCATCGCGTACTCCATGCCGGATCCGGTCTCGATGACCAGCGCATTGCCTTCCCGCTCCGGCGTGATCCGCCCGCCACCGCGATCAGGTGTTCCCTCGCCCGGCTCCACGTTGTCGGCCTCCCAGTTGTAGGACGGCCCGGAGGTGTGGATCGAGCGCCGCAGCGTGCCCGTTACCACACCATGCCCGGGCTGGAGTTCCTTCTTCGCTTCGGTCTCCAGGCGCAGGCCGAACTCGACCAGCGCATCGGCGGCGGCCCGGTTCAGCTCCTCCACCACAAAGTCGCCTCGCCAGTCGAGGCGGTAGCCTTCAGTCACCCCGGGCCCCGTTGTCGACCACGCTCTGCGTCTCCGGCTTCTTCTTCGGGCGCAGCTCGGGAGGAGCCTGGACGATCTCGGGCTTCCTCATGGCGACGTAGAGCAGATAGGCCTCAATCGAGATGAAGTTGCCCTCGCTCGCCGCGCGGTTGAGCTCCTCGAACTTGTCGGCTGGGATCGCCAGTTGCAGGTTGTGCATCACTTCGCCTCCGCAAGATCGGCCGATAGGAACTGGGCCGCCCGGCTGCGCCGTTTCAGGACCGTCGCCACCAAGAAACTGCCCGCCTCCGAGCCATCCTCGAGCGTCACGCTTTCCACCCTGTCGCCCACCTTCACGTCCGTCGCCGGCGGCAGGAGCAACTTATAGCCGGCCACCGTCACCAGCTCGTGCGTTTCCGTGGAAACGAACGACCTGCTCTTCTCCACCAGCCGGCAGGCTACCCCATCCGCTACGACCTCAGATCTGCCGCGCACCTGGCGGTAGCCATCCGGACCGTCCGGCAGGGGTCGGGTAATCCGGCACCGATGCAGGAAGTGCGAGTCAACTCCCACGGCCTACAGCCGGAACGGGTTGACGGTCAACGATGTCACCTTCGAGTAGGTGACCTGCACCATCCCGTTGATGTCGTTGTAGATCTCGGCCGGGAAGGGGCCGACCTTCTGCTCGGTCGCGTTCGCCACCGCGACGGCCAGATCGGCGACCGCCAAACCCTCAACGGTTTTCTGGGTGACGAAGGTTACGGTCGTCGGTGTGCCGTCGGCGTTCTTGATGTGGAAGTACGTCCGCTGCCCGTCGTTCGGGAACTGGTCGCCGCCGCCGGCCGCTGCCGTCAACGCGGAAACCAGACCTGTCTTGGCGATCTGTTGGACCACAAGCGTCGCCATGCGTTACTCCTTTCAGGATCGAGCCAGGGCAAGGCGCCGCAGGATGTCGCCCCGCTTCGCCTCAAAGTTCGGGGCGCTGTACGAGTACTCGCCGGCGACGCTTTCGCTCGACATCGTCGTGCGCTCAAGAGCAATGCGCACGAGCTCGACGATCACCGGCTTCCGAAGCGCGTTGTCGTCGGCCGGCTTGTAGGTGATCTGGACCACCTGGCCCCAGTCGTGCCGATCGGTATCTTCCTCGTCGCCCGTCAGCCAGGCCGAGATGCCGTACAGGCGATTTACCCGGCCTTGCTCGCCCCACACGCGGTACTCGCCGCTGGTGAGGGTCATGGTGTCTTCGATGACCGCCGTGACAGCGGTGATCCGCCGGCGCAGCCACAGGTTGCGCTTCCCGCCCGGCAGGGTCTCCACGATCGTCTGCGCCGCGTCGATGTAGTGCGCCCCGAAGAGACGGATGACCTCCGCCTCTTCCTGGTCGATCACCGCCTGGATGTCGGCGTCCTCGAGGGCGGTGCGGACCGTGCGCTTGACGTCGGCCGGGGTGACCAGACTGGCCACGGCTTACGGGATCCCGGGGCTGATGGCGTACACCCTCACGCTGAAAGTGAACGACTGCGAGCCAACGCCGGCGATGGTGTACCGCACACGGAAGTCGCTGCCGAAGAGCGCCGGCCGCACCGTGTTCACCGCAGCATCTGCCGTCACGTCGAAGCAGGCCGTCCCCGGGTTGGCAGCGTCCAGGATGGCGAAGAACTTCTTCAGCCCGCCGTCGCCTAGCATCTGCGGGAAGTGCGCGGCGTTAAGCCATGTGGCCCCGTCCGGTGCCAGAGCGTCGATGAGGACGTCCAGCGTGTCGCCCGCGGCCGCGGCAACGGCCGTCAGGTCGACCAGGAACAGGAAGCGGCTGCGCTCACCCAGCACCTTGTACTGATTGACGCCCGCCTGGTTGGTAACAATGGTCACATGGACGGACGAAGGTTCCAGCGTGAACGCCTCGCCCTGCAGCAGCTCGACGCCTCTCGGCCCCTTGATACTCATGGATCACTCCTCGAGGGGGAGGGCACTTCCTGCCCTCCCCCTTGGTTATGAGGCTCAGGCAGCCAGGACAGCCGCACCGGGTTGCATCGGGATGTAGGTGCAGACCCATTGGACCTGCCCGACTACGTTGGAGCCCGACGCTGCGATGCCGAGGTTCAACCCACCAGGCCACATGACCTTGTTGATCATGATGCCGTGCATGGTGGCAAAGGAGGTCGGGATCTTGGTGGCCGTGATCGTCAGGACGGTGGCAAAGACGCCGGTGATGAACACATAGGCCCCGATGGGCAGCGAGGCAACGGAGCCGGACTGCGCACCGATGTTCGTCGCGCCCAAGACGCCGATGAACGGCGTCAGAAGGTCAGCGGTGGCATCGATGGCGGCCGTCACGATCCCCCAGAACCCGGTCAGGAGCACGTGACCCGTGCTAAGGAACAGGTTCTTGGATGCAGTCTGCGGCAGGAGCTCTGGACTGCGGGCCACCATCAGGCCCATGTTGACGCTCGTGATCCCAGAAAGAGTCGTATCTGAAGGCATGTTCGCTTCTCCTGTTGGAGGGGCCTAGGGGAGCGCCCCTCCTGTATTGGTTTCTTCGGCTCAGTCCACGATCATGGACGGCGCCGGCGAGTAACGCGGGAGCACCAGGAACTCGCATTCCGTGATGTTGGCCGCGTTCGAGGCACCGGTGCGTCCAGCAATGCAGTCGAAGCCAAGCGCCTGGTCGAGCGCTGCCGGGTCGATCTGGAAGATGACGATCTTCCGCTTGATGCCGGCGTCGGTCGTGTAGGTCTTGGCGTCGGTTTGCCGCGTGAACAGATCACTGGCCGCCGTGTCGAGATCCGTCCAGATCGGCGCATTCGCTGAGAGCGCCTTGACGCCCGTGCCGGCAACGGCCGAGGCTTGCAGCACGTCGCAGGCAACCGTCGCCGCATTGCCCTGGTTGACGTGGAAGCACACCCAGGCCATCAGGGCATTCTTCAGCGAGATGTACGAACCCGTGCGCCCCGCCGCGTCGGCCGCGGGTTGCAGGCAGTCAATCAGTTTGACACCCTCCGGGAAGAAGAACGGTGCGGTCATGCTCATGTCTCCTTGGAGGGGTCCTTCCGGGCCCCTCCTCTCATGTCATCGGATGGGACCGCCCGTCCTTATGCACGGACGGCCAGTGCGACGAACGGCGAGAGGCTGTTCGTGCCCTTCGCCGGCGTCAGGGTCGCGTTCCAGGCCGGCTGGCCATCGACGCGGTAGATGAATCGGAAGGCCGACTCGTCCGTCAGGAACTGGACGTGGATCGAGCTGGCGGCCTGAATGCCGCCCTTGTCGGCCAGGAAGTACTGCGAGAGGTCGGCCAGCAGGATGTCGCCGAGCGCGCCCACCGTGGCGCAGTTCTCGACGGTGATCACTGGCCGCCCCTTGAGGCGCCCGTAGGGCGCATCGGCAATGCCGCCGGGCGGCATGTAGGCAGGAACCCCGCCCAGCCCGATGGTGTAGGCCATCAGGTCGAGCTGCGGTTCCACGTCCTGGTTGATGAACCAGACCGCGTCCGGGCGGCTCCTGCCGTAGCAGCGTGCCCACATCTTGGTGATGTTCTCGGCGACCACGGATGCGGCCACCTGGCCGGCTTCCTTGGCGACCGTCACCAGCGCCGGGGAGTTCATCACCCCCAGGGGCTGACCGGCGCCCGACCCGGTGTAGATGCCCTCATCGAGCATCCAAGCCATGTCGGCAGTCATAAAGTCGCCGCACGTCGCCTGCAGCGTCGCCACGTCGGACAGTTCCTCGTCCGTCGCGTAGTACATCGACGCCAGTTTCTTCAGGCGCAGATCGATCTGGCGGAACTTCGGCTTCGAGGGCGTAATCGTCGCCCCTGGGCCGATCCAGTAGGACTGGACGCCGCCCAGACGCGAGCCGGTCACGCGGGAGGCCTCGTCCACCGCGTTGATGGTGAGCGTGTTGGATCCAGCCGGGATCGGGAACTTGCGGCACCGTGAGGCGAACGCACCGACCTCGTAGACCCGCTGCCACAGCTCCTGCGAGATGTTCGGCTGCAGGAGGAACGCGCCCTCCGAGCCGATCTCCTCATTGAGGCCGAGCGCCTTGACTTCGAACAGGCGCTCATCCCGGGCCTTGCCTGTGGCTAGGTTCCTCACCGCCATCAATTGCTCGCCTAGTGCCGTCGGCCCTGTGAACGGACCCTTGGAGGTCTTCGCACCGGGCGCGCCGAACAGGCCAGCCGGGACGCCTTCGGGCTTGTTGAGAAACTCGTCGGCCGCGCCGAAGCGCTCCTGGCGCTTGGCATCGGCCATCTTGGCCTCGACCTCGCCGAGCAGGCCATCGAGCTCGGTCTGCTTCTCGGTCGGCATGACCTTCCCCTCGAACTCGGCGAGGAGCGCCTGCGCCTTGGCATGCGCGGTCTTGGCTTCGTCGTACAGCTGCTTGATCTTCGGATTCATTGTGACCCTCCGCCCTTCCGGGCTCTAGGAGTGGAGCGCGATCGCCAACTCGGCGACTCGCATTCGACGCCGGAGCATCTCGACCGGGAGTGCGGAGTGCCCTTGCTTGGGCGGCTCTGCGGCTACCATGAGCTCTTCCAGCGTGCTTAGTGCTGACTGCATCGACTCGAGCGCGCTCTTCACGCGCTCGACGTTGGCCGAGGAAAGGACTCGGCCCTCCTTCAGCTCGGCCAGAAGAGGTCGAGCCTTCGACCAGAGATAGAGTGCCTGGATCGTCTTGAACTCAGGCGGCTCCTTATCCCATTGGGAATAATGCGAGGCGAGGTGCTGGTACACAGCCTCGCGGTCGCCATCAGGGATGGCGACACCCCCGCGGGATCCAAGCAGCGCGGCCATCGCCGCGGCAACACCTCGCCACACCGCAGGCCCGATGCCGTCCTTGGCTGCTTTGTGGTGCGGGAGCTTCAGGTCGCCGAACGTTTCTGGCGGCATTCCCGCCGCCCAGGAGTAGTGCGCGGCGATCCTGCGTCGCTCGGACCCGGAGAGGTCGTCCCACGGATCTGCGGTGAAGTCCTCGAGCGCCGGCCCTTTCCACGCCTCGCCTTCGTCTGCCTTGCCCGTGTCCTTGTAGGGGATGGCGACCTTGAGGTTCATAGTGCTCGGATTCATTCCCCAGTTGACCGGGCTCACGTCCCACAAGCGGATCTCGCGCAGGTTGCGCACCTGCATTGCATCCCCCTCGGGCTGCTCGAAGTCAGCCTTCACAGGGTCATAGCCAAAGCTGTTCTCGGTGATAGCCCCGGCAGTGATGCCCGTCAGGACCTCGTTGCCGCGGGGCGTGTCGAGGTAGGCCACCTCCCCGTACAGGGCGCCCATCGCCTCGGGGTACTTGGCCATGAGGGCGGGAGGAAGCTCAGCCTTGCTGAGCTCCTTGAGCACGTTGGGGACGCCGATCGGCGGCTCCCAGCGATCGTGCTGCCACAGGACCTTCACGCGATCCATCCGCTCGGCCAGCGTCTTGGCGAATGCGCCCGGCCAGATGCGGTCGCCGCCGTCATCGACGACGCCCATGACCGCGAAGAGCTGCTTGACCGTCCGGCCCTCGACCTGCTTGTCGAAGATGGGGAAGGCTTTGTGCTCCATACAGGTTCTCCTACCCTTTCACGCTACAACATCGACCCCCTGGATTCGGGGGATAGACTTTCTGGGCCGTCAGGACTCCTCGGTGAAGTACGCGCCCCAGGCCCTGACGCAATTCGGGTGACTTAGCGGATTGGCCTCCGCCTCCTCGAGCGTGCGGATTGAGCCTTCGGCTTGATCGGGGTCGTCGTGCTCGAGCCATCCGCACCTGTCGCCGTCCATAACGATCACGTCCGTCACGCCCGCATCCCGGTAGCGACCAGTAGCGGCCGTGTTCTGCGCGGTGCCCAACTCTGTCCTGGCGATCGTCGACGCCCGGTTCTTGTAGGTCTCCTCGATCGCGTCCTGCAGGCCGGGGATCCCGTTCTCTGGGTCGCCCGCCACTAGGTGCTGGATGCTCCAGCCGCGCTCGGCGCCCTGCTGCAGGAGGACGCGCACGGTCTCCAGCGTCGCCTCGTTGATGCCCTTCACCCGCCCGGCTGCCGTCTTGAGGACCCCGACAACGATGGGGTCGGCCAGGTCGAAGGCCAGGCGCACGCCCAGCTCGGAGTTGATGAGCGGCCAGGTCTCCTGGAGCAGAGTGATGTAGAACCCCTTGACCAGGCCGGTCAGTTCCTCTTCATCGTCGCCCGTGATCAGGTCTTCCGGATCCGGCAGGCCTCCGCCCTTGCGCGCCTTCAGGGCCTTCCCTGCGCGCTCCACGGCACGCTTGGCCAGGTCGACGAAGAACGCGTCGAGCTTCTTCTCCATTGGTGAGGCGACCGCCTCGCGCACGGCGCGCATGGCCGCCACGTGGTTTCGGACACGCCGGATCTCGCCCGCCGGCGCCTTGCGTGAGGAAGGTCCTGGTGCGGCCTTCGCCTTGCCCTGGCCAGCGATCCGTGCCGGGGCCTCGACCATCGCCAGACCCCTCAGGTAGACATCCCCGTTCTCGTCTCGTGGCAGACCCATCACGGCCCGGTACTCGTTGACCAGGATCCCGCCCGCAGAGAGCGCCGGCAGAGCCCAAGAGCGCTTCGCCTCATTCCGCTCTGCAAGGACTGCAACCTTGTCGATGTCGAAGGCGACGACCTTCCGCCCGGGAGGCCCGAACTCAGGCAATAGGTCAGCGGTGAGAGCGTCGCCAAGTGCCTGCCAGAAGGGGGTGAGAGTGCTCTCGGCGAAGTGGAGCCGCATGCCCTTGACGTTGTCATAGGTCATCTGCTCCAGGCCGACAACCAGCCCGGCCACAACAGGCGGCACACGGAGGACGGAGGCAATGCGCGCTTCGGGCACCCGCCGGAGCAGGCCGAACTCCAGTTCCTTGAGGTTGAGGGCGATCGTCTGGATCTTCATCCCGCCCTCAATAACGGCCACACCTCCACGCCGCTTGCCGCCGTGGGAATCGCTCCACTCCTCGGTGAGCCGCTCGAACTCGCCCTCTTCCAGCGGCTTCCGCTCGGCGGGGACCTCGATGGCCAGCCGCGGCATGGCGTCGTTCTTGAGTAGCGCGAACAGGTAGCTAGTGGCCTCGTTGTCGACGTCCACCTCGCGGGCGGCCGCCACGAGGGGCGCCAAGCCGGTTTGCGGCTGCAGGGGATCGGGCAGCCAGGGGAAGCGGATGACATCGGTCTCGGCGATGATCTGCTTCGCTCCACCGCCGCCGTTGTCGAACTCGTAGTGGTCGATGAACGACGTTTCGCCGGCGATCGGCACGAGTTGCCCGGCGTGCACAGGCCACAGCGCAACGGTACGACCGGCCGCCGAGCGCTGTTTATAGAGATAGCCGGTTCCCCCGATCGCCGTGTAGACCATGAGGTACTGCAGCAGGAGCTTCGTACTCATCTCTTCGTTGGGATGCTGCAGGAGCTTGGTCAGGTTGTGGTCCGGCAACCGCACGCGCCCGGCCTCGGTCTCCTCCCAGACAAGTAGAGGTGGCTCTGGGAAGGACATAGCCAGGGCCGAGATGCAGGAGAAGACCGCGCCGTTGGCCTTGTAGCCCTGGGAGGCCAGCTGCTGGAATGTGGGGCGCATGAACGGCACGCGCGACCACTTCGGGACGAGCACCAGGTTGGGGGCCGCGGCCTTGACCAGCCAGCGGCCGAATCGCTCAAACACAGTCAGCGCCATCGGATCCTCGCAGGGGCTTTCTCATTGCTCTTGGCCGCCCAGACGGCGAGCGCCAGAGCCCAGAACTTGTCGGCATGGCCATGTTCGCTTCTCTCCGCATCGAACACGGCGTTCTTCGCCGCGCTCATCTTCTTGCGGATGCTGTGGAGCTGGTAACTCAACTCGCGGTCGAGCGGGATCGGCACCTCGCCCCGCTGCATCCGGACCTTGAGTTCGACGGCCCACAGTTCCTTGGTTGCATTGGTAAAGTCCACTCCCTCCGCCCGCTCGCCGTGCGCCTCGTGGAGCTGCTCGGCTAGTTGCATGCCGATGCCGTTCTGGTCGATCAGCAACTTCGTCACGGGCAGCACCGAGAGCGCCTTGTCGGCCACGGCCTTCTGGTCGTCGAACGGGACGCGCGACAGGCTGATCCCCAGCCGGAAGGGGAGCTGCTGCGTCGTTCCCTTGCCGACGAACGTGAGCTCGGTCAGGTCCTTCTTCCGGCCGACGTCCATCCCGCCGGCCAGGGCTGCTTCGACGTGCTTCCCTCCAGCGGCCGCCGCCAACTCGTCGATCGCCTTCATCGCCGCCTCGACCGTATGCGCCTGGCGGCACCAGAGTTTCTCGGCCTGGGCCAGCTCTTGGTTGCGCTTTATCAACTCCCAGTCGATCCAGGAGATGGCCTCGTCCACCCAGGCACACTCGTACTCCTGCTGAAAATCATCCAGCAGCAGGTTCTCGAAGATCTCGATCAGCCGCGGCGTGCCGAATGCCCGGACACGCTCGTCCGTCGTCATGGCTGGCGCGAGGTTGCGAGCCTCGGCGACGTTCTTGCACAGGCCGGAGACGGTCCACCAGGGGATCGACCGCCGGACGAACCCCGGGTAGGGCTTGGTCTTCTCGGAATCGATCTCCCAGAACAGGCCGCTGGCGCCGAGGGGTGAGCTGCCGATCCGGATCCGGCCGCCTCGGGTGATCACCGGGAGCGCCGCGGCGTAGATCATCCGGTCCTTCGGGTAGTGGGCAAACTCGTCCAGGTAGACCGTGGCCTTGGCCTTGCCTCGCACAGGCCGGCATGGGTGCGAGATCAGACGGCTGCCATTGCCCAACTCGAGCTCGGTGGCGTTGTCAATGACGATCTTCGGCCGCACCTCGGAGTCGAGCGCCTCGACGATCTGCCGGGCGTAGCGCACTTTCTCCTTCGCCTCTTGCTGATTGATGGAGACGAAGATCGACGTCGAGCGCGGGGTCAGGCATCCCTCGGCAACAGCCTCGGCCGCACACGTCCAGGACCAGCCGACCTGCCGCGCCTTGCGGTCGATCGCCAGGAGGGAGTTGTTGTTAAGGTGCGCGACCTGGAAGGGCTGCCAGACGGCCTCGGGCTCGCCGACGGCCTCCGCCAGGTCGAGATACTCGATCAGGAACGTGAGCCGATGCGACGGCTCCGCCTTCACGCCTCGTCATCCGAGCCCCCGCCATCCAGCGCTTCCGCCAGGGCCGCGGCTGACTTCTCCCAGCGCTTCTTGCGAACCTTCTCCAGCGTCCGCACGTCGATCTCTCCGCTGTGCTCGACCTTCTCCGGCGCGTCCAGCCCGAGCAGTTCGCAGCGTCGGGCTACACATCGGAGCGCCACATCGAGGAAGCGAGGGTCGCCCACCTGGCCCTTGACCGTGCGCCCTTTGCGGGTCTGGAGGGCCGGGACCTCCATCGCAGACTGGCCTCGGCCTGCCCTTAGCGTGATGGTCGTCGTTTCGGTGGCAACGGTCTCGGCGTCGCGCTGGCTGCGCTCCCATGCCTCCCAGGCCTGCGCCTCGATCCGGCCCACCTTGCCGAGCTCGAGGGCAACCCACTCGTCGACGTTGTGCTTCTGCTCGGCTTGCCACTCGACCAAGATGGCGGCGACGTCCTTGTGGATCGTCTGGGTGGACTTGACCTTGAGGGCGTCGCCGATCTGGCGGTAGGTCTGCCCCTGGAGCAGGAGTTCGGCCACGCGGATCCGGCGCTTCGCAATGCGTGCCTTGTCCTCGACCTTTTTGTGGCCGATGTGAGCGGGCTTGCGTTTGTGGGCTTCGCGTTTGCCAGGCAAGCAGAAAATCCTCGTGCGTCGAGGTGACTCAGCGAAAGGAGCCGATCATTCGGCTCCAGACTAGCAGACGGGTATGCCGGTTTCGGGGGATGGACTTTCAGGCACGCACGAGACGCCAGTATCCGTCGTTAGAGTAGATCGGCGTGGTGCGAGCCATCTCACTGAGCAGCGACCAGGATTGCTTCGGCGAGAGGCCAGTCAGCGCCGCGGTGAAGCCGGCCGTGAGTGTGTCCCCACAGGAGAGCCGGTACATGACGAAACCAGCCGCCTCGACGCGGGTCATCCGCTCGCGGACGAGGGGCAGGGTGGCGGCTTCGACCGCGAGAGGTACAGCGGCCTCGCCCGTCATCCCACTCCCATCATCAGGTGCCCGGTGTCCACCTTGTCGTCGGACCTACACGAGATCGAGCCGATGCTGCCAGGGATATCCGGCTCGTTCTTCGGGAGCAGACACAAGGTCGGCTTCTCGCCGTACTTCCCTTCGAAGAACGCTGCTGCGCGGTTCACGCAGTCCGCAACCGGTGCATCCATCCCGCAGAACCAAAGCATCATGTAGGACATGGACCTCCTCCAGGATGAGACAGTCGCAATGCTCACAGGCACCGCCGGCGAAATGGCAGGTGGAGAGATGGCCACAGAGGCAAGCGGTCATCCTTGCGTCCGCTCAGTCGTCATGTACCAAGGCCCTCGAGCTCCCCCATTCAGCACCATGATCTTCGGCGCCAGGTCGCCCAGCTTCAACTCAGGCCAGGAGCGCAGGACGGTCAGGCTCCTTGGCCGCCTCGAGGCAGGGTACCAGCCGAACAGGTTCTTGTTGCTGCGGCTCTCCCAGTTCATGACTGCCCTGCCGGGGACTGGGAGCTCGGGCCCGCGTTCAAAGTAGCGTTGGGCGCGAGACTTGAGACGAACAGGTAATGCCCGCCACGCCTGCTCTGCTTCCAGTTGAGCGCCCACCACATAGCGTTCTCCATCAACGCCCCGATGATCTCCTCGTTGCCCGACCACCCGCCGGTGTGCAATTCCCATTCACCTGACGCGTTCTGAATGACGCCCCAGTCCCCCCAATGCCATAGGTCGTCCCGAAGGTGCGCCATGAGACCGTCGAGATCCTGCATGGGCCAGGCGCGAATCTCGGCAAGCTCCTCGTCTGTTGGGTAGTCGTTTCTATCCGGCATTGCCTGGCGTCTCCCCAGCGAGGATGGCAAGCCCGCATGTGCATCCCCGCTTTACGTCATACATCCCGTCCTTCCACCCACAGTGCATGGTGTGCCTAGCCTTCTCCTTCAGCCACTTCTCCGCCGCCTCCAACTGCTCGACCAACCACTTCTGGTCGTCCTTTCGTTCTCGGCTGACCTGACCCGGCTTGTCGAACACATAGTCGCACGCCATCGCCGCCTTGATTGCATTTAGCGTGGTCATGCCATCACCTTCTTCTTGGCCTCCGCCCAGAGCCACTCGGCCGTTCGGTCCTTCGGCTCACACCAGGGCAGGCCGAGGGCACTGAAGAAGGCCACCTCATCGACCGTCGGGATGATGAGCGGGCATCTCGACCCCTTGGGGCAGCCGCTCTCAGCCTTCATGTGCCCGTGGATCAGGTATCCGTCGGCCACGTGCTTCCGTTGCCTGAGAGCCAGCGTCACTAGCCCCTGGCTGAAGTCTGCAGGTCCGGTGCGAATGGCCAGCGCGCCGCCCCAGCCAGCGAGTGTCGTGAGAAAGACGTCAGCTGAGATCCCCGTGCGCACATGCCGCAGCCGCTTGTACCGGGGCCCATTCCGTTTGAGCACCGGGTCGAACTCCCACTGTCCGGCTTCGAGGAGCTGGTCGAGCGCTGGCTCGAAGTCGTCATACTCGATGTGGCCCATCTCCCCGAACAAGTTGCCGGCCTCGACGAATGTACTCTTGGGGATCACCACGAGCTCCAAGTCGTGCGGATCCGGCTTCTCACGTCGGACGCTGCCCGCGATCTCGATCTGCTCGCAGCCGGGCTCGAGGAAGAGCTTCAGACCTTCCGCCAGCTGCCGCACCTCGTCCAGCCTCATCGCGCCTTGCTCCCCTCGGCCTCGGACGACAGCACCGTGGCGTCGATCTGCGTCACGCTCAGGATCTCGGCCGTCGGGCCCATGCTCGGCAGCCCCAGCTGGCCGCCCTCGACCGCCTTCAGCGCCCTCCGGATCGCGTCCTGAGCATCGTCCGCCTGGAGGATGAGCGTCACGTTCTCCTCCATGTCATGCACCCTCACCTTGAACGTCTTCATGCCGCCTTCTCTCCCATCCGCATCTGCACGGGCACACTCCTTGGCATCCAGAGCGACTCAACCCGCCGGCGTGCGCCATCCGCCCAGTGGGTGCGATCGATGCGCATCCAACCCGCGTACAACTCGTCGTAGAGCTCACATCGATACCCGCTCAGAATGACCATGCCTTGAAGCCCATGCAGGCACTCCGCCAGCTCCCGGTGATCGTCGTCGGTCATCTCGTGCACACCGTATTCGATCTTCCTCCGGTGGCGAGATTGCCGCGTCGAATGCACGTAAGGTGGATCCACATAGTGCAAGGTCTTTGGCCCGTCATGCTGACGCATCACGTGGATCGCCGGCATGTTCTCAATCACGACGCCCCTCAGCCGCTCCACAAAGGCGGCAATCTCGGCGGGGAAGTTCATCCAGTCATGCGCCGGCGTCGTGTGGGATCTGTTGCTGTTGGCCCTAAAGCCTGTCGAATAGTCGAGGTTCGCTGAGGCCGATCCGAACCCAGCGAAGCTACGGAAGATCGTCATGCGGGCCCGCTCGATGGTGTCTTCCTGGTCCTCGACATTCGCGGTCGTGCACTGACGGAACTCATCTCGGGCGAACGGGGTCAGGCGGAGGCGGCGCTCCAGCTCAGCTGCCATCCCAGGATCGCGAAGTACCCGGAAGACATTGACCACCTCGCCGTTGGCATCGTTGTAGATCTCCGCGTAGGACCTCGGCTTGCGCATGAGCACCGAGCCCGCTCCGCCAAACGGCTCCACATAGCAGCGATGCGGCGGGAAGTGCTCGATGATCCAGGGCGCCAGTCGCCACTTGCCGCCTTGGTAGCGCATGACAGGCCGGCGCGGAGCGATCACGCCGCCACCTTGTCCGCGATGACGAACCTCACGGACACCTCTCGCCCCAGGACCTCTTTCAGCGCATCACGGACGTTCAAGGCGACGTGCTCCCTCAGCCAGTCCGCACCGTATTGGTTCTTGCAGCCGATTACCACCTCGGCCTGTGAGAGGCTGACCAGCTCTGTGTCTCGGAGCCAGGTGTCGTAGATCGCCCGGTCGGTTTCGTTTCTCAGAAGGCCGAGGGCCTGGACCCAGGGGGTTTGGTCTTTGGAGGGTCGGTCTTCAGTCATTCGGTCTTGGGTAGATCGGTCTTGGGTAAATGAGTCTTGGATTCGGTCCGCCTGTCGGACTACTGGAGTCCGGGGGGCGGACAACTGTGGTCCGGATGCCGGACTACTGGAGTCCACCTGTCGGACTACTGAGGGAGTGCCAACATCTTCCAGTAGTCCGCCTGTCGGACTACTGGACTCTGCCCCCGCCACATCTGGCGGTCTGACCAGGCGATAGACTGTACTTTGGCCGAAGCGCTTGGTTCTCTCCAGAAGGCCAGCCCCCTCGAGCGTGCGGAGAGCCGCCGCTATGCGCTCTCGCCTCATCCCCGTCCCGGTCTCCATGTCGTCGTACCCCGGCCAGGCCACATGGCGATCCTTATGCGTCCTGTACCTGAGATACGCGAACAGGGCGAAGGCGTCGATGCCAATGTGCGCCATCTGTTTGACAACGACCTCGGGGATCGGCGCGAAGAATCCCCATTCGTCGATGAAGGCATCTAGGTCGCCTCTCACGGAATGCCGCCCACGATTGGCCGGAACCGCACCACCACCGGCTCGAGATCCTCCCCGCCAAATAGTCCGATGAACTCCTCGAGGCTCGCCCACAATCCGCCCTCAGCTTGTAAGTCCGCCTCCGGCATGTCGGCCAGCCGTTGGCGCTCGGGCCTGGCCGTCAACTCGAACTCCCCGATGCACGCGCCCTTGAACCGTGGGCTACGGTCCCAGGCCTTGTGGCGCCGCCGGCCCTGGTCCCAGGCCCGCTGCCAAGTCCGCAGAGTCCGATCGCTCCATAGGCGACGGGTGCAAGTCTTTCGTCCCGCCTGGTACGCTTCGCTGGTCCATGCAAAGGACAGGTTCACTCGCACTCCTTCCCCAGCAGCATCACCACCGGGTTCCGCTTCGTCGCCATGAGCACCTCATGCACCGCCGTCGGATCCCACACGAGCGCCTCGAACACCGTCAGCGTGCTCCCGAGCCCGCGATGCCTCTGCCGGATGACCCGCACCGTCGCCAGGGAGACGATCGGCACTTCGGCTGGCAGCGGCTCAGCTGATCGGCCAAGCTTCATGGATGGTGCTGCGCCCACGCGATGACCAGCGCGCCGAGGCACGTGCCCGAGACAAAGACGAGGACAGTCCAGATCGTCAGCCCGATGGCCATCGCCAGGTCGGGATTGCCGCACTGGCGCTCCGGATCGCTCATAGGTCCATCCTTCCCTGACGCAGAGGAAGCGCCTTGAGGTAATCCAGGCCGCGCCGCCTCTGCTGCCTCACGCCCACCAGGATCGATAACCCGCGCCTCCGCTGAGAGGCGAGGAAGTCGGCCAACTCCTCCTCGTCCGTGGCAAGCCGGTAGGGATCGGGCAGGATGAGCGCGCCCCAAGTCGTCGTCCGGCGCGCCTCTTCGATGTCCTTCCGGGCTAGGCGGTCGGCAGACTCGGGATCGGTGTCATGCGCGTCCGCGTACGCTTGCGCGAGAGCGTCCCTGGCAATCGGGCCGCGGTGGAGGAGGGTGCGGAGCAGGTCAAGGTCACCCTCGCGGCTCTCCCGCTCGTGGGATTGAATTTGCCCGCTCATGCGCTACCCTTGGGTTTGCCATTCCCGCGCCGGGGGGCCGCGGGCTGCTCTGGGTCGTATCTCCCCTGTCGGATCTCGGCCATCAGCTTGTGCTTGTCTGCCATCCGCGCCTCCACAACCAGGAGCGTGTCGCGGATCGTGAGCAGCGTGTCCGTGTCGATGGCCGAGAGATCATCCAACCCCGCCCGCACTTTGTATGGCAGACGTGGCCCCTTCTCCAACTCTGAGACGCGGCGAGACAGGGCCAGCAGGCCCACGATCAGGCCGCCCATGATCAGACCGACGATGAATACAAGCAGCGTCAGCATCCCCACCCCCTTGCCAGGGCGATCAGGAGCAGGATGCTCAGGATCAGCCCGGCGATTGCCAGGATCAGCAACAGTCTCACCAGCGTTTTCGTTGCCATTTGGTTCCCTCGATCTGTGACAAGCCGACCGTTCCGGCATACGCTCGGGTCATGAACTCACCTTCGGCGCCGGCCTCGGGTGGGTCACCACCACTGGCACCCTTCCCGCAGATTCCCGAGACCGGCGCCCTGAGGAGGAGAAGAGATGAGCGACGACAACAGATCGCCCACCCCGGTAGCAGTCCCAGGCGACCTGGGGGGATTGCAGGCCCCTGAGGCTGCTACCGCGATAGACGAGTTCTTCGAGATGCAGGGGAGGCGATGGTCAGAGACGACCAGGCAGACTTACCGCTGGTATCTGGAGAACCTCGCCGAGTGGCTGGCCGGCCGAGAGGCCACAGATCGGCTGCTTGTCAGATGGCTCGATGCCAGGATCGGGTGGGGAACCTCGACTCAGTACACCGCGGTCATCGCATGCCGGGCGTTCTTCCGGTGGAGATGTGGGCGGGAAGACTCGCCAGCTGAGAACCTCATCCTCCCGAGGCGGGTCAGGAAGCCTCAGAGGACGCTGGATGAGGTGCGACTGATGCGGATCCTCGGAGCGCTGGATACCTCAACGGCGAAGGGCACACGGGACACGGCGATCGTCCTGCTGCTCCTCGACACCGGGCTGAGAGCTGCGGAGATCTGCCGACTGAGGCTCGAGCATGTCGACATGGCCGAGAGGCGGTTCAGCGTGCGCGTCAAAGGCGGGAGGTGGGCCGATGGAGTGTTCGCCCCCTACACCGCCTCATCCCTGGTCCAGTGGCTCATCGCCAGGAAGGACGTCGCCGAGGAAGGCGCGGCGGAGCTGTTCGTTGGCATTGGAGGCCCGACGCCAGGAGAGCGAATGACACCCGATGGGCTGCGGTGCATCTTCCGCCAGCTGGGGAAGCGCGTTGGGTTCCACTTCAGCACGCATGACTTCAGGAGGACGTTCGCGACCCTCAGCCTCAAGGGCGGGGCACCGTCGAGGTTGGTGCAAGTTGCTGGACGGTGGTCGTCGCTGGATCAGGTCGAGAGATACTCGGCCGCGATCACGGCGAAGGACTTCGAGGCCTACTCACCCGTCCACCGCGTTCTCGGGTTGAAACCGGGTGGCGAACCCTTGTGA